GGCCCGGAATACATTGGTGGTTCAAACCAAAAGATGGTTGTATCGGAGGTTCTCTCTACCGCTACTACTGCCGATGCCACTCTTGGTCAGATGGGTGGTCACGGCATCTCTGTGGGAGGTGGTAATACTTTTTCTTATTATTGTGAAGAGCATTGCATCATTCTTGGCCTTATTAATGTTCAGCCAGTTACCGCTTACCAGCAAGGTCTACACCGTAAGTTTACCCGCTTTTCTCGTTTTGATTATGCTTGGCCTACGTTCGCTCACTTGGGCGAACAGGAAGTTAAAAACAGAGAGCTTTATGCCGTTGGCGATGGTGACAAAGACGGTACTTTCGGTTATGTTCCCCGTTATGCCGAATACAAGTTTGAGAACTCTCGTGTTTCAGGTCAATTTACTACCGATCTTGATACCTGGCATATGGGTAGGATTTTTGCATCTGACCCTGCTCTTAATGAGGAATTTATTGAGGCTGACCCTACTACCCGCATTTTTGCGGTAACTGCAGAAGAGGACGACCATATCGTCGCCCATATTTTTAATCGTATTCGTGTACAACGCAAACTTCCACGTTATGGCACACCGTCATTTTAATCAACTCAAGGTGCATTTTTCCGGTTCACCTTGTGCCGTCTCGCTCATTTCTCGCATCCGGCTCACCCCTGGTGCCCGATTTCGTATCACCAAGCTACCGCACTACGTTACCTGCACTCGTTGCCGTTATCATATTGCTCAAAACTTTACTGAATATGTGTGATTCTCCTTACTACGTGTTGCCAAAAGCAGCTACTGAAAAGGTGCCCGTGCCTTGTGGCCGGTGCCCCCCTTGCAAATTACGCCGTGTTAATTCTTGGGTGTTTCGTTTACTGGAGGAGGACAAAGTGTCCTCCTCCGCTTATTTTGTTACACTTACTTACGACACCCGTTTCGTACCTATTACACAACACGGCTTTATGTCTCTCCAGAAAAAAGATGTCCAGGATTACTGGAAACGTCTCCGAAAATTGTGCCCTGGTAGTACCCTCAAATATTATGTTGCCGGTGAATACGGCACCAATAACAAAAGGCCGCACTATCATGCTATTGTATTTAACTGTCCAGACGAAAAGCTATTTAATGATGCTTGGGGTCTTGGTTCTGTTGTTATAGGAAAAGTTTCGTCCGATTCTATTGCTTATACAATGAAGTATATTGACAAGCCTTCACGTGTCCCTGAACATAGTCGCGATGACCGTTTACCTGAATTTTCCCTTATGTCTAAAGGCCTGGGAAAGTCTTACCTATCTGATCAGATGGTTAAGTACCATAAGGATGATCTTTCCAGGCTCTACGCCACTCGTCCTGGTGGGCATCGAATTGCCCTCCCCAGGTATTATAAACAGAAGATTTACACTGATCACGAACAAAAAATCCAAATGCGCTTGGCGCAGGATGTAGCCGACAAACAGGAGGCGTTGGATATAGCCGAATACTATGGTATCTATGGCCGTAACAACGTTTTTACCTACGAACAACACAAGGATTCTAAGCGTTTTGGTCGTTACCAAAACTTCTACAAAACATTAAAAAATCGTGACATATGAAACACGTACCCGTTACCTGGGCGAACTATGCCCAGCACTCAAACCGCCGTACCGAACGGCGCCGCACCAAACCCTCTCTCACTGTCCCAGGACAAGCCATGTCCATGGATGAACTTATCCGCCGCTATGTGCGCGGTGAAACCGTTACTACCTTCCAGGGCAACTATACCCTGGATGATAATATCCCTGATAACCTTGAACGCATGGACGAGATGGAAAAACTCGATCTTGCCCGTCAACTCAAATCTGGCATTCAACATGCCCAGGAACACAATGCCCGTCTTGCAAAGCAGCGTGAAATGATCGCTGCTAATAAAACTCCGGAACCCCTTCCGGAACCTGTTAAAGAGCCTGAACCTAAGGTACTTTAACTAAACATTAACAATAGCGGATTTGGCGGTGAAAAATGCCCCTTCAGGCATTTTTTGACGACAAAACGCAGCCCCGGCGGCAGGCCGTCCTACGCCGGGCACTCTAATTCAGCAATATTACTCTTGATGTATTATTGCTGATTGACACCAGTCAAGCAACAATTTAAAAAAGTCTGTACTAACTTAGCGAAGCGTAGCGAAGCGACAACAGGACAGACCCTAAAAATTGGCCGCTCCTGGTGTCAAAAAAGTTCTTTGACATATTGGCAAAAACTAACGTTTAAAATCTTTAAACATGCCTCTCCCATTACTTGCCTCGCTTACAGCGGGGCAGATTGCCGGACTTGGTGCCGGCACACAACTCGCGGGCGGCTTTCTCAATTCCCAGGCTCAAAATCAGGCTAATATGCAGTCGCAAATGTTCTCCAGACAGATGTACCAGCAGACCCGCCGTGATAACCTGGAGTTTTGGAACATGCAAAACGAGTACAATTCCCCGGCCAAACAAATGGAGCGCCTTCGCGCTGCTGGCCTTAATCCTAACCTGGTATACGGTGGTTCCTCTGGTGGAACTGCCGGTACTGCTGGCTCTATACCTACTCCAGATGTCCAGCCCGCACAATTCCGTTCCCCTGAATATGGACAGGGTTTACAGACCGCTGGTCTTGCGTTTATGAACTCGATATATGACCTGGACATTAAACAAGCCCAGGCGGATAATCTTCGCGCTCAAAACGCCGTAATTAAACAAGATGCTTTACTACGTGCCGCTCAAATAGAATCTACTTCTACCGGTACTGAGCGTAACAAATTTGGGTTCTCTCTCGATCAACTTTACTCTGGTGATATGCGTAAGGAACAACTTCGCCAGACACGTACACAAACCGACCTTTCTATGAATGAGGACGCCCGCCGCGCTGTGGCTAACGCTACCTCTGTTCGTGAAGCTGCTGAACGTATTCTTTCTATGCAAGCGCAACGCGCCAATACCTATGCCGAACATCAACGTATCATGTCTGACATAGCACGTCTCGACAAGGACAATATTCTCAAAGATCTTGAGATTGGCCTACGTAAAAACAACCTTACCTTCAACGACCCTCTTTGGCAGCGTGTCGTTGGTAGCTTTCTTGGTAAATACTTTGATCTCTCTAAGTCCAATCCACTTAATGCCCTGGAGAGTCTTCCTACTGAAATGAGGATGTTCCCAGGCCCTAAACAATAACAATATGGCATTTCGCTCTCGTGGCCGTCGTGGTCGCTCTCGTCGCCGTAATAAGGCTTCTCGTTCTTACTACATTTCTCGTGGTGGAATTCGTCTTTAATCGCGTACCTGGTGTGATTTTACCATTTTAGCGATTATTTTCCTTTTTGGCATCCTGGCAGTATTATATTCTTACCAGGATGCCGCTTTTTTCATTTTTAATTTTGCACATTTCAATGAAAAACATATTTAATTCTATTCGTCTTGATCGTCCTAAGTCTAACAACTTTGACTTGTCCCACGATCATAAAACATCTCTTAAGATGGGTTATCTTGTGCCTACTTGTGTTATGGAGGGCTTACCTGGGGATCGTTTCCAACTTGGCGTTGAAAATCTTCTTCGCTGCATGCCTATGGTTTCTCCAGTGATGCATGAGGTCAATGTTACCACCCATTATTTTGCTATTCCAGTTCGCCTTCTTTGGGCTGAATGGGGTGATTGGATTATGGGTAATTCTGATGTCGAAGCCCCTTATGTGGAAATTCCTGTAAACGGCACTATCGCTCCTGGGTCGCTTTACGAACGTCTCGGCGTTCCCCAGGGCGAATACCTTACTGCCACTAAATTATCCCCTATGTACCAGGCTGCTTATCGCCTTGTATGGGATGAATACTACCGGTATCAGGATGTCCAGGACAAACGTTTTGTCCCTCTTGTGCCTGGTGACAATTCTGCTGCTTATGGCGATTTTGACCAGGATCTTTATCGTCGTGCCTGGATGCACGACTATTTCACTTCTGCTCTTCCTTTTGCTCAAAAAGGGGATGCCGTGCAGCTTCCCCTTACTACTGCTCCTGACCAGGTAGTTGATTACCGTGTTACTGGCCAACCAGGTATTATGCGTAAGGCTGGCGACGGTACTCTTACTGGTACTGGTGATCTTATTCAGGATAATGGTCCTGTTCCGCTTTCTGAATCTCTTCACACTAACGGCAATCCTTCTATTTATGACCCTAATGGTTCATTGGTGGTTGATGTTCAATCTGATGCCGTTGATATTAATACTCTTCGTTATGCCTTCCGTCTCCAGGAATGGCTCGAGCGTGCCGCTCGTGGTGGCACTCGTTATATTGAGGGGTTGAAATCTTTCTTTGATGTGAATTCCAGTGACGCTCGTATGCAACGCCCTGAATACATTGGTGGTTCAAAACAAAAGATGGTT